CGGACGACTCCGGTGCAGCTTCGTCGACCACTACGTCTACGACGGCGTCCGGTACGACATCCCGCAGTAAGAAGTGACCAGCGACGACCAGGTGCCCGTCCATCTGTGACGTACGCTGAGGCGGCCCGGCCGGCGTAGTTCCCCTCCGTCGACCGGGCCCCACAACCACATACGGCAGGCCCTCCCGAGTACGCAAGGGATCGAGACCATGGGCGAGATCATGTACGCCACACGCGAAGACGTCCGGCACGCAGTCGACGAGGCTGGAGCCTCGCGCGACGCCATGGAGATCGACCGCGCGCTTGCGGCGGCCACCGAGAAGATCAACGGCGCGCTCAAGCGCGACTTCGCCCCGTGGACGGGGACCAAGTACTTCGACTGGCCCAATCTCGACACCACCGTGTTTAGGGTCTACCTGGACATCGACGCCCAGCTGATCAGGCTGGACAGTCTCACCTCCGGTGGCGTGCCGATCGATGTGGCCAAGGTCAACCTGGAGCCCAACACCGACGGGCCGCCGTACAACATCATCGAAGTCAACCGGGACACGGTCGGCTCGTATCTCCAGGGCAACACCTTCCAGCGCAGCATCGCTGCGGTCGGCCTGTGGGGGTTCGACCTGGTCGAGAAGGCCTCCGGCACGTTGTCGGGGACGCTGAGTTCCGGCGCCGCCACGTTCACCCTGCCGGCCGGGACCGGTGTCGGCGTCGGGACCATCCTGCGGCTGGACTCCGAGCGGGTCATCGTCACGGAGCTGGCCAGCGTCGCCACCGGCCAGGTGTGCCTGTCCGCGCTGGCCGACGACGACGCCGACCGGCTGATGACCGTGGCCGACCCGACGCAGTTCGGCCTCCGCGAGGTGATCTCCATGGGTGCGGAGCAGTGCGAGGTGCTGGACATCCAAGGCACCACGCTGGTGCTGCGCCGCGCGGTGAGCGGCTCCCTGCTGACCACCCACGCCGGCGACGCCATCTACGCCCAGCGCCTCGCCTCGATCGACCGCGGCCAGCTGGGGACGGCGGCGGCCAGCCACAGCGGCGCCGCGGTGCTCAACCGGCACATGTTCCCGCCCCTGATTCGCCAGTACGCCATCGCCGAGGCGCTGATCGAGTTGAGTATGCAGGCCTCCAGCTACGCCCGCACACGGCCGGCCGCAGGCGGCATCGGCGGCCGAGGTGTGCCGCTGGCCGAGACGGGCCCCGTCGACATCCGGGAGCAGGCGCTGTCGGCCTATGGCCGGTACGGCCGGGCGAGGGCGATCTGATGGCCAGCCACGTGGAGTTCTCCGGTCCCTACTTCGATGAGCGCCTGGGCGTCGAAGTAGCCCAGCTCAACCACGACCTGGAAGACGCCGTCGCCCAGCAGGCCATGGCCAACTGGCACGGGCTCCTCAACACCTCGCTGCGTCACCCGACCGGCTTCTACGAGAGCCACGTTCGGATGCAGTCCAGCCCGTCGGGCTCCGGCGGGACGGTCGTGTCCGACCAGGGCGTGATCTACGGGCACTGGCTGGAGGGCGACGGGAGCATGAACTCCCCGCGCACCCGCTTCCCCGGCTACTGGTCGGCCCGGCGCGCGACAGCGCAGACCGAGGGCCAGGTGGAGCGTCTCGCCCAGGAGCCGGTGCACAAGTTCGTGGAGCGGATCAATGGCTGACGCCATGGGGTCCATGCCCAAGATCCTCGCCATGGTGCGCAGCATCCCCAAGAAGCTGGGCTACTTCGACGACGTCGCCGGCCACGAGCCGCTCGACGCGCCCGGCAACGGCATGCACTGCTACGTCTGGGCTGGCCCGGTGCGCTGTGTCGGCGCCGAGTCCAGTGTGGCGTCGGCCGCCGTGGTGGCCAGCTTCAACGTGCGACTCCAGACGCTGGCGGCCGGACCGAAGGCCAAGGGCGTCAACCTGAACGACATCGACCGCAGGCTGTTGCACGGCACCGGTCTGCTGTTTGACGCGTTTATCGGCCACTTCCGACTGACCGACCACGCGGGTCAAGCCCTGGTCCGACGGGTGGACATCTTCGGGGCCTACGGCCAGGGGCTGACCATGACGCCGGGCTACCTCAACTCCGATGGCAGCATCTTCCGTGTCGGCGTGATCAACCTGCCGCTGGTGCTCAACGACGAATACGACGAGAAGGAGTGACCGTGGCGAACGACTGGGAGCAGTTGGGGCGTACCGCCTACGAGGCATACGCCGAAGCGGTGGGTGGCGTGACGGTCGCCGGCCAGGAGATGTGGAGCTGGGCGGACATGCGCCAAGGGCGGCCGGATGTCGCTGACGCCTGGGTGGCCAGCGCCCGCGCTGTCGCGTTCGAGGTGGAGGTCTGAGTCGTGGGCAAACAGGGCGGCCTGGGGCAGCGTCTCTACGTCGGTGGCTACGACATCTCCGGCGACATCATCGAGGCGGGCGGCGCGTCCACGCCGATGGCCACGCTGGAGACCACCGGCATCGACAAGTCGGCCAAGGAGCGGATCTTCGGCCACCGCGACGGACTGCTGGACGTCACGGCGTGGTTCAACCCGGAGAACGTGGCCAGCATTCAGGAGCACGCGGTCTACTCCACCTTGCCGACCGTCGACGTGCCGATGATGTACACCGTGGCCCCGCCGGCCATCGGCACGGACACGTTCGCCATCGTCGGCAAGCAGATCAACTACGACCCGAAGCGGGCGCAGGACGGCTCGTTCACCTTCGGCGTGTCTACCCAGGCCAACCAATTCGGGGCCGAGTGGGGCAAGTTGTTGACGGTCGGCAAGCGCACCGACTCCACGGCCACCAACGGCACGTCGCTGGACCAGACCACCGTGTCGACCGCTTTCGGTTGGCAGGCCTACCTCCAGGTGTTCGCGTTCGCGGGCACCGACGTCACGGTCAAGCTCCAGGACTCGGCGGACAACTCCACCTTCGCCGACCTGACCGGCGCGTCGTTCGCCCAGATCACCAGCACCACTCCGGGCGGTCAGCGGCTCCAGTCGGCGTCGGCCACCGCCACGGTGCGTCGCTACGTCCGGGTGTCCACCACCACTTCGGCCGGCTTCACCAATTTGGTGTTCGCCGTGGCGTTCGTTCGCAACCTCCAGGCCAACTCGTTCTGACGTGAGGGGAAATCATGTCCGCGTCCTTGCTGGAGCCTCGGCTCCCGTCGCACTTGCGCAAGACCTACGGGGTGCACCACTCCATTCGGTCGGCCGGATGCCATGAGGTCATCGACGGCGTGCCGGTGTGTCCCGCGTTCTTCAGCGGCTGGTACACCGACGTCGACCCGACCGATCAGCGTGGCGCGGCTGCCATCGTCTACTTCGACTCCGGCAAGAGCGGTCGACACTTCAGCAAGCAGCAGATGCCCGAAGGCTTCTGGCGCTACACCTTCACGCCGGGACAGCGCTGCTTCAACGCTCCGCACACCGTCGTGGACCGCCAGGAGGAGCCGAAGTACCTGTTGCTGGCGGGCGACCATCGGCACTACATCGGGGAACGCGACGAGGCGGGCGGCGTGAAGCCCTACCTCGTTCACAGCGGCCCTGACGCGTGGATCGACGACTTCGCCAGTCACCAGGAAAAGCTGGCACGAGCGGCCGAATAGGCCGGCAGACCGAAAGGAAGTGAACGGCCATGGCGAAGGTCTCCGGCCTCGGATGGACCACGTTGTCGCTGGACGACGGCGGGGGCACTCCGACCGATATCAAGAATGACGTCACCGACCTGGACATCGCTACGCCTCGTGCGGTGCAGGACGTCACCGGCGTGGACAAGAGCGCCTTCGAGCGCATCCTGCTGCTGGCTGACGCCAGTGTCACGCTCAACGGCGTGTTCGATCCGGCGGCGTCCAAGGCGCACGCCGTGTTGTCCACGGCGTCCAGCTCCAATCAGGTCCGGACGTTCAGCAGCGTCATTCAGGCCAAGACCCTGGCCATGGAGATGCTGTTGACCGATTACCCGCTCAAGCGCGCGGCCTCCGGCGAGTTCACGTGGGCCTGCCCGCTGGTGCTGGCCGACGGCACCGTGCCGCTCTGGTCCTAAGTAGATAGACGGAGGGGAACGATACATGGGCTACGAGGTGGAGGACACCACCTACACGCTGGAGTTCGACGATCGACCCGGTGCGGAGATCGTCTGCCGCGCTGGGTCGATGGAGTCGCACCTGGAGGCGCTGAGTCTCGACTGGGTGCTGAACCGGGAGGTGTTCGGTCAGCGGTTCCATACCGATGACGAGGTGAAGGCTGAGTTGACGCGCCTCTACGGCATCTTTGCCGAACACATCGTCTCGTGGAACCTGGAGATCAAGGGCCAGCCGGTGCCGATCACAGCCGCCGGTCTGATGAGACTGGATCGGGAGTTCTCGAAGTTGGCGACCACGGCGTGGCTGCGAGGGGTGTTCGGTATCAGCGCCCCTTTAGAGCAGCCGTTCGGGCCTACCGAGACGGACGACTTCGACGAGAGCTCGATCCCGATGGTAGTGCCCCAGTCCCCGATCCCCCTCGCCAGCTGACGCACGCGAGGTTGATCCGGGCAGCGTGCCGGACGCTCAACTGCTCCTACGGAGAGTTGAAGAGCTACGGGACGTCGGTGATGCAGCACGTGATGGTCCTGTTGGAAGCCGGAGACATCGACCTATAGGAGGTGAGCGAAGCTCATGAGCAACGACGTCAAGATCAGGGTCACGTCAGAGGCTCCCGACCTGAAGACGACTCGTGACTCCGTGCGCTCCAGCTACGCCTCCATGGGCCAGCAGGCCGGCAATGACTTCGCCAAGAACCTGGAGAAGTCGGTCAAGGACCGGGCGACCCAGGTGGGTGACACTGCCGGGAAGTCGTTCAACGACGGCGTGACCCGCTCCTCCAGGGGCGGAGCCAAAGACGTCGGCAAGGACTTCGCCGATTCGCTCAAGAGCGGCGTCAAGGGCGACGTGCTGGCCGCCGGCAAGGAGCTGGGCACCGAGTTCGCCACCGCGTTCAACTCCGGCTCCAAGAACGCCGGCAAGGGGTTCGCGGAGCGGGTGTACCTCAACGCCCATGCCGGGCTGCGTCCCGCCGGCGAGGAGCTGGGCCGGGAGTTCTCTGACGGCTTCGACGGCAAGACCACCTCGGCTGGCAAGAAGACCGGCACCCAGATCGGGAAGAATGTCGTCTCGGAGGCCGACAAGCAGGTCAGCGCCACGGGGCCGCTCATCGCGCTGGGGATTGAGGCGGCGCTGGGGCCGGCTGGTGGCGTGGCGGGCGCCGCAGTGGCCGGCCTGTTCGGCGTGGCGCTGGCCGGCATGGGCATCGCGGCAGCCGCCCAGAACAAGGCGGTCATTCAGAGTTTTCAGGAGCTGACCACCACCACGGGAGCGTCCTGGAAGCAGTGGGGCGACGACCTGAAGGGGCCGGTCTCCGACTCGATCAGCTACATCCGACAGCAGTTCATCCATCTTGGACCCGAGATCGGCGATGACCTCAAGGCGGTCGGGCCCGGGATCAAGATCCTGTCGACCGGTCTGGGTGACCTGGTCGGCAA